CTTGTAACTAGCTATTAAATACCTGTAACACTAAAGCCACGGAAGTAGTTGTTAGCACGTGCAGCGATGGTACCATTAGCAGCACCAGTGCCGTCAGCAGTAGAGCTAACGAATGGGTTAGCAACCATGCCGTAACGAGTCTTAAATCCGATACGTGGCTGGAAGTCGTTCTCACCAACTGCTTTAACCATTTGTAAAGGTACATATGGGCAGTAGAATAGACCAGCATCGTATGGGTTTGAACCGCGATAGCCAACAGTAACATAATCGTTCGCTGCATATGGATCTACATATACTTTGATACCTGAAGGTAGAGTACCAGCGAAGGTGTTACCTGTAGGATCGATTGCTAGTGCAGTAGCACCGTTGTAGTCCAATGAGTTAGAAGCAGCTAGCAAAGAAGCAACTTGTGCTGAACATAGCACGTAGTTACCTTTACCGCGACGAGTTTGAACAGCGATCTCGTTAGCTTCTTTTTCGATTTTAAGAAGAAGTGCCTTAGCGCGTTCTAGCACCCAACGGCCGTTGGCGTTATCAACGCCAGTGAAGCTATAATCAGCCAAACCTTTAGCTGTAAAGTTAACAGTACGAACAACTTCACGGTTGATTTCAGCAAGGATTTCTGAAGAAAGGATGTTAGCAAGCTCGCCTTCAGCGTCTAGACCGTGAACTGCTTTAAGATCTTGAGCAAGTTCCATAGTATAGTTAGCTTTAAGAGCACGAGTTTTAGCAGTAACAGTTACTTTCTCAATTGAGAAGCCCATTTCAGGAATACCTGCACCTTCAGTTACAACTGCGTCATATGCGTCTTGTGTACCACCATCAGCAGTAATAGCAGCAGTTGCGCTAAATCCGCCTAGAGTTTCACCAGCAGCTGTTGACATACCGGTACCTACACCGAATGCATCATCTACACCATCAGCAGGTGTAGTATCAGTTCCATGGAACGCATCTGAATCACCACCGTGAGTACCAGTACCAGAGAAGTCTGTATCAGCTTCGCCGAATAGTGCTTCAGTGCGAGTTCCGTTAGCAGCGATATAGTTTGACTTCATAGCGAAGATAAGGCCAGTAGGACCAGTCATTGGCTGTACACCAGCGATATCGTATGCTACCAAGTTAGGCATAGCACGACGTACTAGTGAGATGAGTACTGGATCGATAGCACCACCAACGGTACCAAGACCAGCGTCAGCTACGTCTGTGTTTTCTGAGATGAAGTTCTGGCCAGCCATTGTAGCAGAATCTTGGCGCATAGCAACTTCTTGGTTTTCTAAAAGACGAGCTGTTACGCTCTCTTTGTATGAGTCTGCAATGGGAGTAGCGCCTTCAGCTTTTAGTACTGGGCTCCACTTTTCCATTAGATTTTTATCAGCATTAAACATTTTTATTTCCCCTTTAGGTAATATGTTTACTTATTAAAGTTTTTGATAGCTTGAGTATATCTAGCCATTGAATCGGTTAAATCAACCTGTTGGTTGTCTTCACCTAGTAAGTTATTAGCTTCGTCAACTGAATCAACTGCGTCTGCTTTGAAGTATGATTCTTTAACAACTTTTACTTTCATTTCGAAAGTTTCAGCGTCGTCAAAATCAATGTCTTCAACAAGAGAAGATAGTTTTTCAGCTTCAGTAGTAGCTAATCCAGAAGCATGTTCTCTTACGATTTCTGCACGTTGGAAATCCTGTACAGACTGATGTAATTGAATATTGTCTTCGGTTGATTTATTAAGGCTCTCTTCTAGTTCAGCAACTTGACCAGATAGATCATCTACCAAGTCTACTTTACCTTCAGGAACATCAATGTAGTGTTCTACAAATACGCTTTGTAGAGAAGCCATAAATTCTTCAGCGATTTCAGTCCGTAGACCAGTCTCAACTGCAACTTCATTGTCTTGCATCCAAGTTTCAACTACATAGTTCATGTAAGAATCTACCTTTTCAACAAGTGAAGTTTGAATTTCTGATACTTCTTCTTCAAGATTTTGCACATATTCGCCTTCTAATCTCTCAACTTCTTTAGCAAGTTTAGAGGTTAATACAGCTTCAAAAATAGCACCGGCCTTTCCTCGGAAATCTTCAGAAAGAGTAGCTTCTTCTTGAACCAAAGCGTCTAGGTCTTCGTCAAAATCAACAGATTCAACTTTTGCTTTAGCCTTAGATTCAGATTTTTCTTCTTCG